AATCAAAATTTAAAAAACGGTCATCAAGTGATTGGAGTGGTGGCCGGTGTCGGTGCGGGTGAAGAGTCAGCAACCAAAATGCAAGGATATCACCGGCCCAATATGTTATTCGTATTGGAAGAATGTGCAGGTGTGCACACGGCCATTACCAATGCCATAATCAATACATGTACCGATATAAACAATTTAGTCGTTGCAGTTGGTAACCCGGATTCCCAAATAGATGCGTTGCATTTGTTTTGTGAATACAGGCGAACCCGACACATCAGAATATCGGCATATGATCATCCCAATGTGGTTTTGAAAAAACGGGTTATTCCCGGGGCCGTTACGATCCAATCCATCGACGATCGAAAACATGAATACGGTGAAGATTCGCCATTTTATCAATCCAGGGTACGCGGTATTGCACCCGCACAGGCGAATGATAGTTTGATCAGGATGGAATGGATTGAACAGTGTTGGACCCATAGTGAAAAGTACGTAGGGGTTGAATACGATGGGGTTAGTTCCAACGCCGTTGGGGTTGACGTTGCCAATTCAGAACAAGGTGATATGGCCGCATTAGTATGGGGTGAAGGAAACCGTTTGGATAGTATTCATGAATTTCAATGTCCGGATGCAAACCATTTAGCATATAATTTAATATATGATGATGTTGATTTGGCCACCAAAGGCCGTCATTTGTATGGTACACGTAAAATCACAGATTTCCAGATATTGGACCACAACATTGGGGTGGATGGTGTTGGTGTAGGTGCGGGTACGGTAAATGCATTCCATGACGAAGGGATTCAATGTATTTCGTTGATGGGTGGTGTATTGGATAGTGCGATTCCAAAAGATAGTGAAGGTGTAGAATTAATCAGTTTCAATGGTTTACGGGCGCAAATGTATTTCGAAGCACGAGAGGATTTGAGAACCAACCAGGTGCAAATTGATATCAAGGATAAACGATTGATGCGGTTGTTAATGAAGGAATTGATTCAACCACGATTTGATGTAAAGGGGGGGGAAGATCCGCGTGGAAGGAAAAGAAGAAATCAAAAAACGGTTGGGCGGGAAATCACCAAACATGGCAGATGCATTTGTATATTGGAATTGGGTTCGAAAGAATTATTACGGTACCGGTGAAGCATTGCCGTTTGTTTAAGATTTATTGGATTGCTTATATTTGGAAATATGGGTGTGATAAACATATCCATTATTCAATCCATGAAGTATGGCAGATAAATACACCGTCGTTCAAAGTGAAGGATACCAAGCGCGTGTTGAACCGGAATCCACAAAAGGTGAACACCATATTATATTCGATGATGTTACCGGTGATGGCGATACAGGCAAAGCCGATGTTAGGGGATTTGCCGATGGTGTATGTCATGTTAGGTTAGGAAATGCATCGGCCAACAAAGTAAGTTTAGAATTTCAGGGTTCAATTATAGATGATCCAACAATTGATGACCATTGGTTCAACATGGACGAATCAAACACCATTCACAAGCAAGATCAATCAAGTGTTTCCGAGGCATACCCATTTGAAGTTGGTGTGAAATGGATACGTGTTCGTGTTAGTAATATGTCCGGTGAAACGATATTTATTAAATTAATGATTCATCGGGATTCATGAAACGATTAAACCGTCAAAGTGCAGGTAAACCAGGTGGATCGATTATATCACCATTGAATACGCGTATTGTACGGTTTCAAGAATCATTTGTAGGTGATGGTATTGAAACCCAATTTCAATTAACATCCGCCATTGAAGTGGCCACATTGGTGAATGGAACATGGAATCCATTGCAGATATTAAATACGATTACATCCGATGTAACCAATGTTAATGGCACAAAAACATATGATTCATTGTTGCCATTCGTTCGCAATTTGATTGTTGTCAATAGTATTACCACGGGTGGATTGGTGACATTATCCGATCCACCACGATCCGGTGTCACGGTGATTATTTATTATCGTTATGAATTAGCCCAAACGGATCGATTGGATGGTTATAATCCGGTGGATATAATGACCAGTATTGAATCGGATGTTTCAGGTGTCAATACGGGTGATGATCGACAAGCGTTGGTTAATAACAGGAAAACCGCACCACAAGCAATCGGAACATTATCCGGCGAAACCGATAATATCATTACATTTCCCGTTCCAAATCCATCACCAACCGCACCAACGGTTATGAATTTTGACGGTACAATTTTGTCCGTATTACAACGTCATCCGTCGAAATTTAGTGAATTACAAACATTATTTGTGTTTTCAAATTCAGGAAATTCATCGGTTAATATAACAGTTAATTTAAGAGTATCAATAGATGGTGGAGTTACATTTCCATTGATTGTTAATACCGAAACATTTTCAATGTTACCAAAATCAGGGGCCACACCATCGACGATATTTGCGGCAATTAATGAATGGGTATCACCAATGCCATCAACCGTTCCGGTATTTTTAAAGGTTCAGGCGTTTGCAAGTTTGGCCGGTGTTGTTAATGTGGAACCCGGTAGTGTATTTGTTTTGAAAGGAGTTTACAAATAGGTCATGAAATTAAAAGTTGAAGATCAATATATTGTCAGTACAGCGGCGGTATTGACGGCAATATCAACAACATCATTTGTAGGTGGTGAAGTGAGATATTTAGATGGTGATTTGTGTGTGTTTTATTTGGATGCGATTATAGGTGGTTACAAACCGGATAACGATGATAATGGTTATTGGGAGATCAATAATAAAACGGTTATTCAATACATATCAGTTGTTGACGATGCGTATGATTTCGCGGGTAACAATGCCACCGAAATTGATGATATTGTCACGGCGGAAAAGTTCGGTTTGATGTTATTCGAACAAGGCACACCAGGATTCAGATTTAAATTATCCGTTCGTTCCATGTTAAAAACATTGATATATACCAAAATGACCGCGGCGGATGAAGATGATACATACATTGTGGCCAAACAGGATTTATTAACGGATGCCGAAAAATACATTGCGGCACATTGGTGGTTGGTGAAGGATGATGTAATGTTGTTGGCCATCAATAGTGATGATAAGTATTGGACCAATCAATCGATGGATTATCGTTTGTGGTCAAAAGATGAACGGGAAAAGATATTGGCCACCATGGAAGCATTGGTGTTCCGACGTATCAAGTATAAGAATGACGCAATCCAGGTGTTAGCAGATTTGGACCAGATATTAAAGGACAGTGAACAATTTTTGTTTGATGCGGGTGATAAGTTGACGCAAAAGGTTCAGATAAAACGATTGTCACGGCAATACGTATCGGGCATTGAAAGCAATTCGGGTGATGGTCAAATTGCGATTCGGGATTACATTGCCGGTACAGCATCAACACCGTTTGAATTTGACAGTTTCAAGGATTTAACCGTTACATTCCAGGGAGCACACACCGCCACCACGGTATCGGTTGAGTTATTAGAAATTATAGATAAAGAATGGTGATGGAAACATTTGGATTAGAACAATATTTTTTGGTGTTTTTAGGTGTAGCAATATACATATTGGTAGACATGAATAAATTGGTTGTGAAACAACAACACCGTAAAAAATTGACGTGGGCAAAATGGCAGAAATACAATTTGTTACCAACCATTACATCCATAGTAATATCATTGGCATTGGTTTATATGTTCCGTGATATGTTCGAATTACATTTATTACCCCCGGGATGGCGTAACATCATTTGCGTTGGATTGGGATACAATGCGGATTCAACATTCAAAAGTTTAATGAAAAGATCATCAGACGAAATATTAAGCGTTACAGGTACAGCAACAACACCGAAACCAGATTCGGATAAATAAGGATAACATGGATTTAAAACAATATTTCAAAAGAGAAAATTATTACCGTGATGGTGATAACATTGCGTTTTCCATCAAAGGCAATCCATTTTCGATTACCGAAGTAACGGATGAAGAAAAACAAGACCAGGTTGAATTAATCGTTGGTGAGGATACCAAGGCATTACCAGTGGCGGGTGATATTAGGTCCACCATTCCATCCATTAATAATGGTTTTTTAACATTAGCGGCATTACAGGAAATACAGAATAATATACCACGAAAGGTTTATGAATTTTTGGAGAATGCGGCACAAACCAATGAAGATGTTGGTTATGCGGTTGATAATGTAGTGCAGTTGGCCAATACGGAACATGAAATAACATTTTCCGATAGTGTTCCGGATGAATTAGCCATTCAGATGTTACAGGCCATTCGTGAAAACGAATCAGCATGGTATGAATTTTCAGGTGGCCAACGATCGTTGAAAGCGGATTTATTGACCCAAACGGTCATTAATGGCGCATTATCGGCGGAAATAATACCAAATGACCGTTTAGATAATATCAAACAGGTTGTACGATTAGCACCGAAGCATGTAGCATTTGTTTACAGTAGGGATTTAGATCGATTCGAACCATACCAACGAAGTGGTAATTTAGGTGCGTTGGGTGGCGATTCATTCATGGGGTTGAATAAGTTAAACACCAATCAATATCATTACATAGCATGGCGAAGGTTCACCGATTCACCATATCCAACACCGCCATTTTTAGCAGCAATTCGTAGTTTGTTAACTAGGGACAAAATGATTTTGAATTTCGAATCCATCATGGACAAATTGGGGATGTTGGGATTTTTGGATGTTAAAGTAACACCACCAAAAAAGAATAGTGGTGAAACCGACAAGGCATATTTTGCACGTACAAAAACATATTTGGAAGAGAATGTAGTTCCACAAATCAAAAGTACATTAGGACAAGGATTTGTCGTTGGGTACAAGGATAGTCATGAATTTACAATGGCCGGTTCCAAAATGAATGTCCAGGGGGCCGAAGGGTTATTGAAGATGATTGA